CATTTCCTCAGTGTCGTCAAGGATGGCACCAAGAGGGAGACCGCTATTTTGGCAGTATCAAATTCCCAGCAGGATCGCTATGTCGTCTCCCATGATAACATGATGATTCTTGCTGGGGATACTGGTATCCTTGTCATCCCTGGCATCAAGAGAAACGACATCACAGAATACTTTGTTGAACACGAGTTTTTATCGTCTCAAATTCAAAAGGTGTCTGTCGGTAAGGTTTACTCATGCGAGATGGATACTTTGGATAACCCGAATGTCAAGACACTCCCGGTCAATGTTCGAGCAGGTCAAGTCAATGTGCAGTATGACAACGGCATTGGCACCAACTTGAATGTTTGCACGGTCGAGGCCAATTTGATGCATAAGGAGTTGTCAGATCAGGAGTTGATGCACGGCGATTGCGGTGCACCACTCATCGACAACTACCTCCAGAACGGTAAGGTTCATCCTTTCGTTCGTGGCATCCTTTGCTCATACCAGACTAAGGACATGTCCAAGAAGTTTTTCCTCCAGTTAACTCGTTCCCTTCTGAATGAGATCAAGAGAATCGCTTCGACTGTCCATGCTTCCCCTTGTTGTTTTAATCTTGACGCTGTTGAGGGCTTGAACACTGATGTGTCCGATGACCCCCACAATAGTTTTGCTTACTTCAAGAATGGTTTCCGCCCTAAGGGGAGGTACCTCGGGAAGATGCCGGGCAACAGCAACAATCGGAACAAGTCTGACATTGTTGACACGCCCGACAGGAGTTTCTGGGAAGAGAGGGGTTATGCTACCGATGCCACTGGCCCCCCGATGGGCATGTGGAAAGCCAAGCAGGTAGCGCTTTTGAAGTTTTGGCACACCAACATTTCACTGCCGCTCCACCTCCTTAGACTCGTCAACACGTGGCTGGTCGCTTACACCATCGGCTGTCTCAAGATAGCCCAGACTCGTATGCCAGGAAACCCCGTGTTTAACCTTGCCCCTATTCCCAATGATCAGGTTATGAATGGATGCGCTGTAGCGAAGGATCATCCTGAGCGGCCCCTTCCATTCCTCAACCCAGTCAACATGAGCTCCTCAGCTGGGCATCCTTGGAACACATCTAAGGATAAGGTCCAGTTTGATGGCAAGCCGTTGGGCACTAGGGTTGATGGCCCCATTGAAATGCCACAGGAGCTCGCAGATAGGCTTGATGCCATTGGCGAGCGCCTGAACACCCAGGGAACCTCTGGGTGTATCTTCACAGCCATTGAGAAGGACGAACCGATTAGCGAGGCCAAGGTCGAAGCCGGGAAGGTGAGAATCATCTACACTTCCCCCATGGACTTGACTTGCTTTGTTCGCAAGATCTTTGGACCACTCATCAACATGATGCAAACATTCCCGCATCACTTTGAATCTTGGGTGGGTTGCAACGCGGATTCGTTGGACTGGACACATGTCCACGAGTGCTCCCTTGAGCATAAGTTCCGCTTTGGCTGTGACCATTCCGGCTACGACACTAAATCAGTGTCGCAGGCGATTTTGCACCTTTCTTACAGTGCCTTTGCCCAGATTTTGGCTGCATTTGGTGGAGATTCAGTAACGGCTGAGAAGCTCGGGACTGATATGATCTCACCGGTGGTCAATTTC